AGAACAACTATGGCAGAACGTTCTTAAGGTACTTGCTCAAATCGCCTAAGAATGACCTATATGGTACATTGGGAAAAACTCACTATTTATTGCTAAAAGTTATGATGACTACTTTAGAAGCGATAAACAAGATTAAACAAATGTTCGCAGACGCAGGGGAATTGCCATCTGCAATGCCATTGCAATCTGTTGCTGAGTACAGTTTGAAGAGTGGAGCAAAGGTTATGATTGATAAGTACGAAGTCGGTGGTAAGGTTACATTGGTAGATGATGGCGGTAACGAAGTTCCTGCACCTGCTGGAGAGCATGAGTTGATAGATGGTTCGGTTATGACTTTGGATGAAAACTCTATCATCTTGTCAATTAAAGCACCTGAGGTTGAACTCCCTGAAGCACCTGAAGTTGAGATTGAATCCAACAAGCACGAAGATGAGGACATGATGAAGAAAAAGATTGAAGAAATGCAGAAGCAACTTGATGAGATTAAGATGGCATACGATGCCAAACTTGCCTCACAAGAAGCAAAGTTCAGCAAGGGTATGAGTGATATTTCTGATGTGTTAGTGCAACTTTTAAGCACACCATCTGCAAATGCTACTGAGCAACCCAAAGAAAAGTTTAACCAGCACATTGAAAAAAAGGAAGATAAGATTAGTCGTTTCCTTGATTTCGCTAAATCAATTAAGTAAAAATTTCTCAAACAATAAAAATTAAATAAAATGAGTTTTTCAGTAGGAACATTGGCAGCATATACAAAAGAGAACGAGGGTCTCCTTGTTGCATCTTCTGTACTTGGCAGCAAAACTGCATCTTTGATTAAAGAGCAGGGTAACGTGATGGTAGGTGTTAAGTCCTCCGAAACCATCAACATAATGGACACCGATGCAATCTTCCAAGATGGTTCATCTTGCGGATTTAACGCATCAGGTCTGACATCTTTCACACAAAGGACTGTAACAGTAGGTAAGATTAAGGTTAACGAAGCACTTTGCTTGAAAGACCTTGAGAGCAAGTATTTGCAAAAAGCACTTCCTGCTGGTTCTTCTTACGATTCAATGATTTACTCTGAAGAGTATTCTAAGCGTAAAGCAGAGAAAATTGCTTTGCAACTTGAAAACTCAATTTGGCAAGGTAACACAGGAAGCGTTGATGTAAACTTGAATAAGTTTACAGGTTTGACTTCTTTGATTACCACAGCAGGTGGATCAGTTGTAAATGCAAACAGTGTACCTTTTCACGGTTCAGTAGAAACTGCAATCACCGATGCAAATGTTATCAGCATTTTTGATGACATCTACAAAGCAATCCCTGCCCAAGTAGTTGACAAAAGTGATATCACTATCTTCTGCGGTATGGATGTGTTTAGGACTTACACTGTTAAGTTGAAAACATCTAACTTGTTTCATTACAAATATGATGAAGCAGCAAATGGTGAGTTTTTCCTCCCAGGTACTAACGTGAAAGTTATGGCGGTTCAAGGTTTGAATGGCACTGGCAAGATTGTTGCTACAAGGGTATCTAACTTGTTCTTGGGTACAGACCTTTTGAATGAGGAAGAGAGGTTTGAAATCTTCTATGCTAAAGAAGCAGACCAAGTCCGCTTTGTAGCAGAATTCAAAATGGGAGTTAACTTTGCTTTCCCTGATGAGATTGTAAAGTTCTTCGTTTAAATAACTTTGATGGTGAGGGGTGGTTTCCATCCCTTGCCTTCATTATAAATTTTATATTATGCCGTGTGCTTTAACTCAAGGATATGTACTGGACTGTAAAGAGTCCATTGGTGGCATCAAAGCGGTTTGGTTTATTCCATTCGCTGATGTTACTACAATTACAGAGGCATCAGGCGTTGTTACTACTATAACCAAGTCAGGAGGTAAAGTCTTCTACAAGTATCAACTTGTAAAGCAAACCTCTTCACTTACCGAAAACATTACCGCCTCCGTTGAGAATGGTACTGTTTTCTATGCACAAGAATTGTCAATCATCCTCAACAAACTTCAAGCATCTACAAGAAACGAGATTCTCCTTCTTGCTAAGAACAATCTCCTTGCAGTTGTACAGGATGGTAACGATAAATACTTTTTGCTTGGCAAGGTAAATGGTGCTGATTTGACTGGTGGTAATGGTGCGACTGGTACTGCTTTCGGAGATAGGAATGGTTACACATTGACCTTTACTGGCAATGAACCTGCACTTGCTCCTGAGGTTTCAAGTGGTATTATAGCAGGATTAACTGTGTAAATAGGCAAGGTTTAGATTTGAGTAGGGCATCCATTTCGGATGCCTTTCTTTTTGGGTAAAAGTCAAGGTATTACCTATTTAGTTACAATGATACAACTCACACAAGAAGCAACCGAGTTTATTTACTTAACATTAACGGAGAAGCAAACACTTGCCTCACCTAATTACCTATTCCGTTTTGTGAATAGGACCACACGGGATGAGGTTACTTTCGTACTTTTGTTTGCTCTTGATGTTTCGGTTTACAAGGATAGATACAACAAGTTCAGCATCAAAGTACCAAAGTATTTTGGATTGGGATATGTTGGGGAGTGGTTGTATTATGTCTATGAGCAATCAAGTGCTTACAATGTAGACTACACTCAAGCAACGGGATTGCTTGAAGAAGGCATTATGAAACTGTCACCATCAACCACATTTGAGTACACACAATACGAGGTTGACAATACATACATAACAAGATGATGAATGATTTAGTCATATTAAATTTTCAAGAAGCAAGGCAACCCGAATATAGGGAGAAGAGGGGTAAGGGGTACATTGAGTTTGGAGAAAGAAACGATTACCCTAATTATCTTTTGCAACTTTACAACAAGAGTGCAAAGCATAATGCTATCGTTAAGGGTAAGGTAAATTACATTATAGGTAACGGATGGAAGAGTGATGAGGTAGACCCTATTGCGGACCAATTCATCGCACAACCGAATCAGTTTGAATCATTAAACGATTTGACAAGGAAGGTATCTATTGATATTGAAATCTTTGGCGGTGCTTATCTTGAGGTTATATGGTCCGTTACGGGTGGTCAGTTAACCGATGTGTTGCACATTGATTATACCAAGATCAGGTCCAATACGGATAACACGCAGTTTTGGTACAAGAAAGATTGGAATGAGAGAAAGGATGAGTTAATCCCATTGATGGCATTTAATACAAAGGTCAGGCAAGGGAAGCAGATACTTTACATAAAGGAGTATAGACCAGGATTGGACACTTATGCTCTTCCAGGTTATATGGGTGCATTGAACTATATTGAATCAGATATAGAAGTCAGCAGACACGTTCTTGGCAATGCCCAAACGGGATTCAGTGCATCCAAACTTATTACCCTTCCCAATGGCGAACCATCACCCGATGAGAAGCGTAACATTGAAAGAAGGTTTACGGATAGGTTTAGCGGTAGTGATGGTAAAAAGTTTATCTTATCCTTTACCACTGATCCTGCAAGGAAACCAATTATTGAGGACCTTGGTGCAAGTGATATCACTAAGGAGGACTTCACAAGGGTTGACCTAATTATACAAAACAATCTTTTTGCAGGTCACCAAATCACCTCACCAAGTCTTTTCGGTATTGCCGAACCTGGTCAGTTGGGTAGTCGCAATCAGATGAGGGAAAGTTACGAAATTTTTAAGAACACATATTGTAATGACAAGCAACAGTTCTTGGAATCAATCTTTACGCAACTTGCTGCGTTAAAGGGTGCGACGTCAGAGATTAGCATTATACCAGTTGAACCTATCGGGTTTGAGTTAAGCGAGGCAGCACTTTTGCAGATTGCACCAAAAGAGTGGTTATTGGAGAAGGCAGGGATAGATGTTGCAAAATATGCACCAACTGAAGCAACTCAACCATCAGCAAATCAAGAACAAGTTGAGGTAAACGATAATCTAAAGAATCTTAGTGGTAGACAATACCAACACTTAATGCGAGTCATTAGGCAATACTCACAGGGTAAAATTACGAAAGAGATTGCGGTAACTATGCTCAAGTCAGGTCTTGGAATGAATGACAATGAGATAAATGCTATGCTCGGCATAGATGAGGACCCAATGACCGAAGACTTTAGTTTTTCAGCATTGGATGAGGACACTGTTATAGGCTTATTCAGAGAGGTTGGCGAACCTAAAGAGCATTATAACATAATCCAATCAAAGGCGGTTTTTAGCAGTCGGGATGCCTTTGCAGAGGGAGATTTGATAGACAAGACACTTGACAAGCAAATCCTTGCCTTGATTGACAAGGACCGAAAGATAAGCATTGATGACATTGCGAAGGCGGTAAGTAAAACAAGAGAGGTTGTTCAAGGTCGGTTGAGTTACTTGGTTGAATCGGGTGCAGTAAGTTATGACCCAAAGATTGAGGAAAGAAAACTTACAAAACCTTTGAGCAAGTTGGTTGATGATATGGAGGTAACAACCTTTGAAATCAAGTATTCTTACGAGTGGAAATCAATTGTACCAAGTAGTGAAAGAGATACCAAGGCACATCCTTCAAGGTCTTTTTGCAGAAAGTTATATGGAGAGCAAAGACTTTGGAGTAGGACTGGAATAGAGATGCTTACTGCAAGGCTTGGGTATTCAGTCTTTGATAGAGGCGGTGGATGGTGGGGAGATTCACCAAGTTGCAGACATGAGTGGAGAAGAAATTATGTGATTAAAAAGAAGAAATAAGATGAGCAGAAATATATTATTTATATCAGTAGATACGATAAAGGACAGAACAGGGTTGCACGTTAACGTAGACCCTAAGTTAGTCTTTCCCGATATCCTTTATGCACAAGATGCATATATCCTCCCTGCACTTGGAACGGCACTTTATGAGAAGTTACAAACGGGGATTGAGTGCGGAGATTTAGATTGCGATGAGGAAACCTTGCTTAATACCTACATAACACCTTGTTTGGTTTATTATGTTATGAGTGAGTTGCCTATGGCATTGTCATACCAATTCTATAACAAAGGAGTAGTAAGGAAGTCGGGAGATAACCAAACCGAACCGAGTGCATCAGAGTTGGCAGATGTAGCAAATAGATATGGGGCAAGGGCAGAGTTTTACAAACAAAGGTTAATAAAGTTCTTAAAACAAGAATCTCAAGCGAGTGCAAAATATCCTGAGTACATAAACCCTGGCACTGGAGTAGATACCATTGTCCCCGACAATGATGCCTACACTACTACCATATATCTCGGTGATTACGATTGCGGTAGGTACAAAACATTTGAAGAAAAATACCAAGGAGATATAAATCGTTGTTGTGGCGAATAAAACATACACTAAAAAGAACCAAGAGAAACTTCGTGTTTACCTTGAAAAAATAAAAAAGGATGACTCTAAACCAAATAGTAAAGACAAT